TCCTGAACTTCCTAAAAAAATTAAACTTAAATCTATTAAAGGAACAGTTGTAGATTCTATTACTAATCAACCATTACCTGGGGTTGTAGTTACAAATAAACTTTTAAAAAGAGATACTACTAATAATAAAGGAGAATTTTCTATAAAACATCCTGATTTAACAGATACTAGATTTGATCCTGCTAAGTTTCCTTTAAATTTTAAACTTCGCAACTATGGCCCATATACAACCATCCCATATAAATCAGATGGTACTCTTAAATCAGATTTAGGGATAATCACATTAAATCCTTTACAATCAAATTTACAGAAAGAAATTCAAAAACTTTTTAAATTTCCTGATTCTGTTGTAGAAGAATACAATACGAAAGATGTAACTGTAGATTTTAAAGTACAAAAGAAATTAAATGCTAGTATAGATACTTTAAAAGGAATAGTTGTTCCCCTTTTACTTACCCTAATTGCCGCATATGGGATTAGTAAAGTAGAAGATTTAATTAAAAAATATGAAATTGATCCTCAAGCTGCTCTTGACGAAATAAAGGATTTAATTACTTGTCCTACTCAAGCGGAAATGGACAGATTAATAGCTACTAAAAATAAATTAGTAAAAAAAATTAATAATACACTTACTGTAATTAATAAAACCACAGAAACTTTAGCTAAATCCGAAAAAATATTAGGAATTACTTCCCCAACCATTAAACTCATACGCCAATTACCAACCCCAGTAGCAATAGGAGGTGTTGGAATCCCGATAAGTTTTATTACTGGAGTACAGGATACATTAAAATTTTTAGATAATTTAGTAGAAACAACAACTTTAGCTATTTTAAATTTATTAAAGGGGGTTTTAACCCAAGTTCTTTCTCTTTTAAAAATTTTGGATTTACTTACCCAATATTGTTATCCAAATGCTGATCAAGAAAGAATTTCACTTGAACTAACTGCATTAACAGTTCAACAATCCACACAGTTATCTCCTGTAGTTACAAATATAAATGGGTTTGAAATGGGGGTTGAAACAGAAAATTCTCCAAACACTCTAAAACGTAGAAGAGCACTTGCACGTAACAAACAAGGTGTGGTAATGTTAAAAGGAGAATGGTCATTTAGCTCCATTGACCAAATATTAATAGATGAACTAGTATTCTATATTCAGCAAAATGATTTAAAAGCTGACTAACTTAATATTTATAAACATATGAAAATTGACGGATTAAAAAAATTAATTAAAGAAGCTGTACGAGAGGCAATTCAAGATGAATTAAAGGATATTCTTTTGGAAGCAGTTCGTACTCCAAAAACACTTGTAAAGGAATCCTTTACTTCAATACCTGTACCTCCTCAACCACCAACCCCAACATTTACCCAACCAACAATGGATACTCGAAAGGCGTATGCTGATATCATGAATGAAACCATGATGAGTTTTACTTCTAAAGATGCTCAAGTTCCATTTAAACCACAGGTAAGTGACCCTATAAATGGTAATTTAGGTGGTGGTGAAGTAGGAATGGATCAAATTATGAATTTATTGAACAGTAAATAATGCCATTTAATCCCCAACAAATCAACCCAGTTGACTTAAACCCAAATGTTGCGGTTGGGGTAAATTTACCTTTTAGTGGTCCTGCTGTTTTTACTCAAAATTATTTAACAGGTCAAGCTATTAAAAACAATATTATTAATTATTTTCTTACCAACCCTGGAGAAATCCCATTAAATCCTGCATTTGGAGGTGGTTTAAGAGCATTTATATTTGAACAAATTGCTGAAGGGACATTAAACGGATTAAAAGAAAATATAAGTGGTAAAATGGAAAATATTTTTCCTGAAGTTATAATAAATTCATTAGATGTATTGAGGAATGATGATTATAATACTGTTATAGTCAAGATGAAATATTCAATTGCTAATTCTAATATTGATGATCAAATAAACTTTGAATTTTAAAAATGGCTACAACAAATAGAGATATAAAATATATTAACCGTGACTTTACTGATTTTAGAGCTCGTTTAATAGAATATGCTAGAACATATTTCCCTCAAACATATACAGACTTTTCTCCTACATCACCTGGAATGATGTTTATGGAACAAGCATCTTATGTTGGAGATGTTTTAAGTTTCTATTTAGACAACCAATTCCAGGAAACATTTGTCCAGTATGCTCAACAAACAAATAATGTATTTGAGTTAGCATATATGTTTGGTTATAAACCTAAAACAACAGGTGTAGCACAAACTGTAGTTGATTTTTATCAACAATTACCTTCTATCAATGATGGTAGTGGTAATTATGTACCTGATTATTCATATGCTATTACTATTGGAGAAAATACTACTGTAACTTCCCAAAATGGGTCTTCATTTTTAATTCAAGACAAAGTTGATTTTTCAGTTTCAAGTTCACAAGATCCAACTGAAGTTACCATTTACCAAATTTCAGGTAATACCCCTCAATATTTTCTCTTAAAAAAAACTAGAAAAGCAATCTCGGCTACAATCAATACTTCAACTTTTTCTTTTGGAGCCCCACAACCATTCCAAACAATAAATCTTCAAGGAAATAACCTAATCAAAATTTTAGACATTACTGACTCAGATAATAATAAATGGTATGAAGTAGACCATTTAGGTCAAGAAATGGTTTTAGATACTATTAAAAACACAAATGTAAATGATCCAAATGTAAATGGGGATACATCTTATTTATTACGTTTAAAAAAAGTAGCTCGTCGTTTTGCAACACGTTTTACTTCTCTTGCAAATCTTCAAATCCAATTTGGTTCTGGGAATCCTGCAAATGTAACAGAAGAAATTACTCCAAATGCTGATAATGTTGGAATTGGATTACCATTTACTCAAGATAAACTTACAACAGCATATTCACCTACAAACTTTTTATTCACAGGAACTTATGGTATCTCACCTTCTAGTACAACTTTAACAGTAAGATATCTAACTGGTGGGGGTATTGGGTCAAATATTGCAGCTAATACATTAACTAATTTAAATACATCTAATTGTAAATTTAATAATGTTAATTTAAATTCAACTACTGCTAATTATATATTTGGTTCATTAGCTTCAAACAACTTAGAAGCTGCTACCGGAGGTAGAGGAGGAGATACATTAGAAGAAATTCGCCAAAATACATTAGCTCTAGCAGCCTCCCAACAACGCTCAGTTACAGCAGATGATTATTTAGTTAGAGCTTTAAGTATGCCCTCCGATTATGGAGCAGTTTCTAAAGCATTTATTGAACAACCAAAACTAACAGATAATCAAGTTTCAACTATTGAAACTCTTAATTTATATGTTTTATCTTTAAATTCACAAGGACAATTAGATTATGCTACTGAAACATTAAAAAATAATTTACGTACATATTTGTCCCAATACAGAATGATTGGTGATAATATTGAACTCAGAGATGCATTTATTATTAATATTGGTGTTGATTTTGAAATTATAGTTTTACCTGAATATAACAATAATGAAGTATTATTGGCATGTATTACGGCTCTGCAAAATTATTTTACTTTAGATAAATGGCAAATCAACCAACCTATTTTACTCCGTGACTTATCCATCCTCATAGACAGAATTTCAGGTGTCCAATCTGTTAAAAATGTTTCTATTTCAAACAAAGCAGGAACCACATTAGGCTATTCACAATATGCTTACGATATAGCTGGAGCAACTCAAAATCAAGTAATTTATCCATCATTAGATCCTAGCATTTTTGAAGTAAAATACCCTAATTTAGATATTAAAGGTAAAGTAGTTCCTTTATAATGCCATATTTATAATAAAATATATAAATGGCTGTATATAAACTATTTCCTACTCAAGACGCCACTCTATATTCTGCTTATCCTACAATGAACACAGGGTTAGATGCTATTTTAGAAGCATCTAATAAACTCGGTTTAGATGGGACCCCGGATGTGTCTAGATATCTAATTCAATTTGACACAACTGAAATTCAAGATGTCATTAATAATAAAATATCTGGAGATAGTTATGCTGTTTATTTAAAAAATTTCATAGCAGAAGCTCAAGGGCTTAATCAATCCACTAAGTTAGAAATTCGTCCTATTGCTCAAGGATGGAATAATGGTACTGGATATACTTTAGATTCTCCTATCGTTACAGATGGAGCTTCATGGGGATTTTCCTCATTTTCCGGCTCAAGCCTATGGTCTTCAAGCGGCAGTAATTCAGGAGGAACATATACAAGTTCATACGTTTCAACTTATGCTCCCCAAGGTGGTGGAAATTGGTATACATCTTCAAATTATTTAGTTACTGAATCTTTTGCTTTACGTAATGTAAAAGATATTGAAGTTAATATTAGTAATACTGTAAATGCTTGGTATAGTTCATCTATTCCAAATTATGGTTTTTTAGTTAAACTTACGGGTTCACAAGAATTTAATACAAGTGAATATGTTCAACCCATATTCAAATTTTATAGTGTTGATACAAATACAATATATCCTCCAACTTTAGAATTTAGATGGAGAGATTATTCAACTATATTAACAGGAGCTAGTACAAATGTAGTTACAACTTCTAACATTAAAATGTCCTTAGCTGAAAACCCTGGTGTTTTCTTCCCTGAAAGTGTAAATAGATTTTACATTAATGTGAGTCCATTATATCCTACTCGAACATATCAAACATCATCTTTATACACTAATTTAAATTACTTACCAACTGCTTCGTATTATGCAATAAAAGACTTGGATACTAACGAATATGTTGTTAACTTCGATAACAATTATACTCAAATTAGTGCCGATTCAACTGGTAATTATTTTGATGTTTATATGAGTGGTTTAGAACCTGAAAGATACTATAAAATCCTAATTAAATCCACTATCCAGGGTTCTACAATAATATATGATGATAGCTATTACTTTAAAGTTATTAACGGATGAGTGAAAGCGTAAACTTACAAAAACAAGTATATGATAAAAGACAGTATACTAAAGTTATAGATACATCTTTTAAAGAATTGGGTGTTCAAACTATTCAAGAAAGAATAGCATCACAACCAACTACTGAAGAGTTCTTTGGTCTTTACAATGAACTTTTTTATAATATACCTGAATTAGGCGCAACTAATTCACATGAATATTTGATTAAAACAAGTAGTGAATACATTAATTTTGATGCAAATCAAGAAGAAATAACTGCTTTGCAGAATGAAATTGCTCAATTAAGAACAGATTTACTTGATGCTCAAAGACAAATAGTAGAATTGCAAACAGGAACAACATTAGCTAATCCGCAATAATGGCAGCAGAAATTGTACAAATAGACACTCAAAACTTTACTTCACAAACTTATGGAGGTCAAGATACAAACTTGATATCTACTTTTGAGGTAAATACATCTTTATCTTCAAGTAGTTATATTGAATACTTTGTATATGATAATAATCAAAACCTATTATCTACAGACTACAATTTTACTCAATATACAGTTTTAGCAGATGGGCAATCAGCTGGATCAAATAATACTATCTCTCAAATTATAATTGACCCTGAAAAATCCCTAATCAATTCGGGTTATGATCAAGGAGAATATATTACATACTTTAATTTCTTTAATAAACAAATCGGCTCAGAACTTCAACAACTCTATATTGTTGAAATTTCATCTGATCGTACTGAAATTCGTTTAGATAGTACTTCATTAACCGATTTAGATATAGTTGAGCAAGCTAATTTTTTAATTCAACAAAGAGAAGATAGCCCATATTTTCTAGATTTTTATCTTAATTTTGGAGACAATCAATTAGCTATAGCTAACAATATCCAACTAGATAATCAAGACCCTACTAACCCAACTATATTAATTAAATTATACGAGGCGTTATCTGAAGATTTTGATGTCAATTCTACTTTATGGATTGTAACTTTAGTTGAAGAATCAATAGCATATCAAGTTACTTTTGAAGATGTTCCAATTATAATAACAGATACTGTTTCTTTAAAGGGTCCTAATTTTAATTTAGATTTAAAGGACAAAATAAATAACTCAACTGTATCTTTAAATTATACTACTTTAACTACAACAGCATTAACTAGCTCGCAAAACCAATTAAAAAGTTTACTTGAAGAAAAAGGGCTTGATATAAACATAGACTATACAAACTTTAGTGATTTTACCCACTTCAGTTCAGCTCAAACCCGCTTAGAGAACTTTTATTATAAAATGAGTTTATTGGAAGATTATTCTTCCTCTATATCTTTAATTAATACTCAAATTACAGGTTCTACCTCTTCTTCATCCGCAGTTAGTGGTAATATAGCAGTATATGAATCATTAACTAGTAATATTATAACTAATTTTGACGATTACGAATACTATTTATATTATACTAGTGGTTCATGGGCTTGGCCAAAAACAACATCCCAACCTCCTTATCAATTAGCTACAACAGGTAGTGCTATAGTAAACACTTGGTACGATAATATTATTTTATCCGCCTCTAATTTTGATAATTTAAACCAAAATAATCTTTACTATTCAATCCCAGAATATTTAAGAGATGATCCTGCAAATGCACCATACCAAACCTTTATTGAAATGGTGGGTCAATTCTATGACAATATTTGGATTTACTATAAAGATGTTACTCAAAAATATAACGCAGATAATCGTTTAGAATATGGTATTTCAAAAGATATAGTAGCAGATGCAATTAGAGATTTTGGAATTAAATTATATCAAAATAATTTTTCAAACGACGATTTATATACGGCATTTCTAGGTTTAACTCCTCAAGGTAGTTTATTTCCGTTTCCTAACATTACCAGTTCACTTCCAACTCCTAGTGGATTTGAGTATATTAATACTTTAATATCTGCTTCTAACGATTATATGCCGTTAGACGACGTAAATAAGTCGTTATATAAACGAATTTATCATAACCTGCCATACTTATTGAAGGCAAAAGGTACATTACCTGGTCTGCGCACTTTAATCACCTCATACGGTATTCCTGATACGGCATTAAGAATAAATGAGTTTGGAGGAAAAGACAAATCTAATTCAAATGATTGGGATAATTGGCAAAATGTATTTAATTATGCCTATTATAGTACTGGAAGTAATTTACTTGCTACAAATTGGGTTCTTAACTCAAATTGGAATTCGGCAAATAACGTTCCTGCTACTTTAGAATTTAGATTTAAAATTCCAAGCCTGTCTACTATAAGTGGATCCTCAGGAGTAAATCTTTGGAATACAAATACAAATGCTAGAATTAGATTACGATATACTGGTTCTGGACTTACAACAGGTTCCTATTCAGGTTCAATTATTGATCCATATTACCAATATGCTACTTTAGACTTTTCCCCAGATTTTTCTGGTAATCCATCTCTTTCAGCAAGTGTATATTTACCATTTGCAAATGAAGGTTGGTGGTCAGTAATGGCTACTCGTACTGGGAGTAATTTTACTTTACATGTAGGAAACAATGTTTATGAAGGGGGTGAAAATGGAACTCAATTAGGATTCTATGCTACTTCTTCAACAACTGTAAGTAGCACAGCTTGGACCTCAGGAAATGCTTCTCGATTTACTCAATTTGGTGGGGCAATATATTTCCAAGAGATACGTTATTATAATACCGTATTAAGTGAAAGTGTATTTAAGGATTATATTATGAATCCTTCTTCAACTGAAGGAAATTCAATTAATAGTTCTCCTAACCAACTTGCATTTAGATTACCTTTAGGAGGTGAATTATCTACTGGATCCCTTTCAGTGCATCCTAAAATTACAGGATCTTGGGCTACAACTAGTTCATTTACTACAAATAGTAGTGCTTCATTTACTTTAACCCCAACATTTGTTCCTAATACAGAATATTTCTTTTTAGATCAACCTGTAGTTGGTATTAAAAATGCTATTTCTGATAAAATACGCCTAGAAAATTCGGTTATTCCAACAGGTAGTGTTTTATCTCCATTTAGGTCATTAGCTCAAAATTTAGCAGCTAGTCAAAGCTATACTGCAAATACAAATTTACTTGAGGTAGCATTTTCACCGCAAGATGAAATTAACGATGATATTATATCTCAAATTGGATTCCTTAATATAGGAGAATACATAGGTGATCCAAGACAACGCTCATCCTCAGCTACTTCATACCCAGATTTAGATACTTTACGAGATGCATATTTCCAAAAATATACTTCAAACTATGACTTAAACGATTATATTCGTTTGATCAAATATTTTGATAATTCGTTATTTAAAATGATCAAAGATTTTGTACCTGCACGTACAAGTCTTGCTTCGGGTGTTGTTATCAAACAAACACTTTTAGAAAGAAATAAATACCCACAACCACAAACAAATATAAACTCTACAATAGCTTACTATAGTAGTGGTTCCCAAAATAATTTACCACTTACATTCCAGAATCTTGAAGTATCAGGCACAGTTGCTCCTCAATGGAATGATTATCAACCTGGAACCGTAGAAAATTTTAGTGGTGGTGCTGGAGGAACTATGAATGTATTTAATGTTGTGACTAATACTTCTCAAAGCTGGTATGAAACCCTAACTACTCCTTCAGGATCAGTAACAGTATTACATAACAGTCAAGATGAATTTTATGATGGAGAATTTAGTGGTTCTGTTTTAGTTGTAACTACTCAAAGTTTAGCTCAAGCATATCCACTTGAAAATTTATCATTTGATTATACTCCCGTAAGATATAGTACTCAAAACTATGGATTAGATATATCATCTAGTTTTGCTCAATCACAATTTTTAAATTCATTAACATTACCTAATCAAGGTGAAATATTACTTCTAACTCCTTATAGATATTATATTACTACTGGAGCTGGATTAACTCAAGTATCAGGTCCTGCATATGTTAAAATTCATAAATTTGATAACAATGGGGTTGATAATACTACCCCATTAGGACAGGTAACCCAATTACTTATAAAATATTCAACTTTTTCAAGTTATTCAACTATGAATATCTTGACTATAAATGAATACCCAACATATTACTTATATGAAGTAAATAATTTAGGAAGCAATACAGTTGATGATTATATTCTAAATTATCAAACCTCAGCCTCCAGAACAACTCCAACATTTACATTAACCCCAGGAAATAGTAGCGCAATCTCATCGTTAACAGAATCAATAGATAATTTAGGTTATTTCAACCCAACAACCGGAGTTATAACATTCCAAAATACCCCCAATGTTACCATGATATTCTCAGCTTCTTTTAGCTTGAATTCCTCAGGTAATGCTAATACAAGCTCTTTAACTTTAATAAAAAACGGAGATATTACAGATGAATATGCCGGAACTACAATTACATCAAGTAGATTTATTCTTAGTTCAGGATCTAATACAGTATCATTTAATGGATCTTTTTATCCTTTAGCAGGAGATAATTACTATATAAGACTTTGGAATGATACAAACCCATTTGATACTTCAAATACTACATTTAATTCAATTCAACTTCGTTTTACTCAAAGTATATCTTCTTCGGCAAAGGAATTTGATCCTATTATAATTGAACCCTATATTACAACACCAAACTATTATAATAGTGATTACAACCCATTAATTAATAATATATTAGTTGATCGTTTAAGTTCAATTTATCAAGATGTTGATTATTCAACAGGTATTTATACTCCAACAAATTTTGATCTTTTAATTAGTGGAAGTGCTTTAAAAGCAGCTGTTCAAGATTCAAACTATACCTCAAAACGTGTAACTTTACCACGATATGAAGGATCAAAATCAACTTCTCAAGTACTTAATCAATGGACTCCTGATGATGTTGGGACGTATGGTAAATCACCAACTGTAGAAAGTTTAAAAACTATGGTTGCATATTGTGATTGGATTGGAGGATGGCCACCTGAAAGAGAAAATGCATCTGCTATTCACGTTCAATATCTAATCAAATCTGATGGTACAGTTATAATTCCAAATACATCTGAGAATTCATTAGCGGATATTAAAGGTACATTCGAAACCGGAGAAAATCTTTTTATTACCACCAAAACAGTCTCCTCAGGACAACCCCAACAATCTAGAAAAGTATTGCGTGGTGGTACACGTATTGAACCGGTATTATATAACCAATCGGGTAGCATGCCTGGTGGATCTTTTGTTAATACTATTACTTTAACAGATAATAATGCAACCGGAAACGTAGTATCAGATTTCCAAGCTAAACTCAGACCCACTTCCTATACTCTCAACCCAGTTTCTTCCTCAGCCTATGGAGAAATATGCTTCAACCAAATACTTGCTACAGGTTCAGCCTCTACACTAGCCACCACTACCGTTTCAGGAACAACTTCATATAGATATAAAGTTAATTCGGGAGTATTAAGTGAGAGTGTTAGTATTACTTTAAATCCTAGATTAGTAGTTACTGCTAATGGTCAAACTGACCAACAAGTTAATAAAATTGCATTCCAAATAGTTAGATTAAGAGGGGGTAATGAAACCGTACTATATAATTCTGATTGGTATGAATGGGGGCGTAATTTTCAATATCAAGTCATTACACATTCTTTAAATATTCCTTTTAATAGTTTATTATTAAATGATGAGTATTTTATAAAAATTAGAAGAAGCGGAAACCAAGATGGAGTTGTATCTGTTGAAGCTACAGCCCCACCTTCGTCACCTACGTTTGGTATTGGATCTCAATTTGTTGTAAATCAATCCCCAATCCCTAATTCTTCTATTTCTATTACATCCAATTTCTGGATATCATCCTCAGGACTAGCAACCACACTCATCCAAGACCAAACCTCAGGTTCATTTGGGAATAATCTTTTAGTTACTTCTGCTTCTTCTGCACTTATAAACTATTATAATAATCCAACAGTATATCAACAAGATATAGCTAATTCTGGATTTAATCCAATAGTAACTCCTTGGTCAATTAAATATGGAGATGAATTTAGATTTGAAGGTAGAGAAGATAGAGTATACCAAGTAAAAAATGCTGCTGTGGTTAATCTTAATATATTATCTTCCCAAGTACCATTTTTAGTAGTTGAACTTAACCAACCCGTGCCAACTTCAGGATCAGTTAATTTTGATCAATTCCTAATTAGAAGATATGTTGACGATGCTTCTCAAGTTTTGATGGAAGGATTTGCCCCTATTAATTCTCAAGGACCATACATTGTAAGACCTGAATATGTGGCCCCTGAATTAAACAAATCAGTGGATCAATTCATTTTAGATCTTACGCAGAAAGGGTTGATATCATAATATTTATTACATATAATACACCAATAATAAAACACAATGGGATATTTAAATAATCAAGTCGTAACAGTTGATGCGATTTTAACAAATAAAGGTAGAGAACTTTTAGCAAAAAATGACGGTTCATTCCGTATTACACAATTTGCTTTAGCAGATG